AGGTCCCACTCGTCGATGATGTTGACGACCTTCGCCTGGCAACTGATTGGGTGACCCAGCACCTGGTCCTCAATACGCACGGTGTGCTCGAGGCGAATCCCGACCGCCTCAGCAGTTGGCAGCGTGAACGCAAAGCGATTGCCTCGGTGGGCACTGAGAATCGAAGCCCTGCCCATCGCCAGGATGGTGCTGAGCCCGAGCTGGCGGCGCTCCTCGTTGCGGATATCGACCACGTAGTCGCCCAGGGCGTCCTGTACAGCACCTGGCTCCGGCGAGGTGTACGTGGCATTGAGGAAGGTCTGCTCCTGGTCGCTCTCCGTGTCCATGGCGATGCGGTCTCGACTGATAACCTGGCCTGCCTGGGCGACGCTGGCAGGAGCCTCGAGGCGAAGCGTGTATTGCTCGGTGATGCGTTGAGCCCAGCGGATCGCACTGGTCCAGCTGGCACGAAGAATCAGGTCCGGATACTCATTGCGCCAACCTGCAGGCGGATCACAGTAGACGCCGCTCTCGGGCAACCGGAGCCAGTAAGCGCCGTCCAGGACGGCAGTGAAGCCGCCGCCCTCGCTGGCATCCATGACCATCTTGATAGTTGGTACCTGGCTGGAGTCATGTCGCCACACGCAGAACCCAGTTTCGATGGAGTCACCGACGATATCCGGGTGCTTCCAGGTGAAGGCCTGGTGCCGCTCGCGCAGACGGATGAAGCGGTAGTCGGCCTCGATCTCCACGACGTTGATCCGCTCGCTCAGCTCCACCGGCAGGTAGTCGATGCTCTGGAAGATCGCCGTGTCGGGGCCAATCAACCAGTGCGGCGTGCTGGTGGCCGCCCAGGCCGTGACCTGCAGCTGCCCTTCAACCGAGCGCTGGAAACTGGCCGCTTGAGTGCTCATGCGCTCCTTGGTGTAGGTCCAGCGGGACCGGCCTTCGGTTGGCTCGAACACATCCGGCGACCACAGGCCGCCCACCATGGCGTCGATCTGCTCGATCGGCATCGGCTCCACCACCTCGTTGAGGCGGTCGCTGCACTCGCAGGCCAGTATCCGGGTCTGCAGGCTGAAGCGCGGCCGCTCGACCTTGCCACGAAAGCGCAGCACCTGCAGGTCCGCATCGGCCTGGTGGTGGATGAAGTGAAGCTCCACGTCCTGGCCGATGTAGCTGTCAGGGTTCACGGTGCCGGCGCCCAGCAGCAGGCTGAAGTCGGCGATGCAGCGGGCGAATTCCTCGCGCTCGATGCGGATGGTGCCGGTCAGGTACTCGGTCACATCCACACCATTGAGCAGCAGCTGCACGCTCCAGAGGATGGAGAAGGCAGGCTCAACCTCACGGGTGACAATTCCCGGGACGAGTTGGGCCCCGCCGTTCAGGGTTGCCCCGTTCAGCGTGATTCCGTTGATCTGCATTAGACCTCCCTGGCGTCGAACGACCAGGAGTAGGGGAGCTCGCCCGCGCGCAGCGCCTCATCGGGCGGTTCGCAGCTGACCATGAAACGCGGCAGCCATCCGACCTTGTAGCTGGTGGCGCCTGCCTTGGGCGTGATCTCGAAGTTGTTACCGGTCATCGTGATCCCGGTCGGGATCTCGCGATTTCCCACACGGGCCAGCGCCCAGGGCGCCACGTCCGGCCGGATCTGCCCCGGGATGACGCCTTCCAGCGTCAACGGGATGAGGTAGCGCGGTTTCGTGCAGAGCAGTTCCAGTGGCTGGTCGAAGTCCAACCCGTCGAAGCCGAGGCCCATCAGGCCCGCGCCGCTGATGGTGATGATGGTCTTGCGGAAGTGCACCATCTTCACCAGGGTTCCGCCGGTGCGGCGGTCCTCCGTGACGCCGTCGCCGGCCGACTGGTAGCTCTGCTCAGGGAAGCCGCCGCTGGCGAGCGGAGTGACGGCCAGGCCGCCGAGTTTTACTTCCATCAGCTGACCCCTCTATCGCCGAACTTACGGGCTTCGTTGCGGGCGCCGAGCCCTTCGATGGTTGGTTGATCGCCGTACAGCGTGTGGCGCGTGCCGTCGGGGAACTGGAGGATCACGGTGCCTAAGCTCCCTACCCCACCACCGCCCCCCACTGCGGCCGCGCTACCAACCAGGCCGCCGGCGGCGAAGCGCGGCAGCTGCATGCCGTTCAGCGCGGAGAGCATCCCCACACCGTACTTCTGCACCGCAGCCGCCTTTACGACGAACTCGCCGTTGGAGAGCCAGGACAGGATGCTGTCGCTGGTACCGGTGCCAGGCCCCCGAATGGGTCCGCCCTGGGCGTTGGCCTGGATGGGAACCGATGTGCCGCCTGCGGTGGCTGGGGCGTTGATCTTCGGGGTGACGGTCAGGCTCTGGCCGATGCTCTCGCCCAGCTTTTTGAACTTCTCCATGATCGCGTTCACCTCCTCGTCCGGGAGGTTGATGGTCACCTTCACGTTGGTAACCTCAGCGATCTCGGCCTTCAGCTCCTTGACCGAGGCCTTCGCCTCTTCGACGGACTTCTCAGCCTTGTCCAGCTTGATCTTGTCCGCCGACTCCTCGATCGCCTGGAGCTCCTTGATGATCCCGGCGAAGCCGTAGGTGTTGCCGCCTTCCTCCTGGATCTTCTGCAGCACGTCGAGCGCGGCCTGGGCCTTGGTCTTGGCGCCCTCAAGGTCGTTGGAGGACAGCGCATCGCGGGCGGCTACCTTCAGCAAGCTGGCCTGGCTGAAGCTGGCCTCGCCAGCAGGTCCGGCGTTGACCTTTGCCAGGGCGTCCTTGTAGCGCTTGGCGGTGTCGAGCTGGGCCTTCTTCGCTGCGGTCAGGTCGGCATTGGCCTTGCTCTCCAGCTTCACCTGCTCGGCCAGGTAGGCCTTGGAGTCGTTGAGCAGTTGCTTCTGAATGTCGGTCAGGTCGTCGGCGTGCTGCTGCGCCTCGCCGGCGGACTCGCCCATGCCGGAGACTGCGGCGTCGAACTGGTCGGCGGCGGCTTGGGCACGATCGGCCATGGCCTGCTCGCCATACTCGCCATTCCACAGTTTGGTCAGGTCGTCCTTGGTCTCGCCGACCCCCTCGCTGATATCGGAGACTCCGTCCTTGATCGTGTTGGCGGCTCCCTCGAAATTGCCCTGCAGCGCCTGGACGGCGGCGGCGAAAACGGCGCCGAGCAATCCACCGACCCTCTTGAATATGCTGCCAACGACGATGGCCGCGCTGGTCAGCAGCTTCAGGCCAGTACCCAGCACGCCAGCGGACTCGGCGGCCTTCTGGCTGTCCTTGGAGAAGGTCAGCAGATATCCGGCAACGTCGTTCAAGGCAGGCAGCAGATTGACCGCCACCTGCTGGCCGGCGGCCTCGGACGAGGCGCCCAGCACGTCGAGCGTGTCGTTGAACTGGCCGGCATCGGCATAGGCTTTGTCGTCCAGCACCAGGCCTAGGTCCTTGGCCTCATCGATCAGCGCCTGGATGCCGGAGGCACCTCGGTTGAGCAGCGGCAGCAGCTTGGCGCCGGATTTGCCGAAGACGTCCATGGCCAGGGCCGACTTCTGGGCGCCGTTGGGCAGCGCGGCCAGCTTGTCGGCGACCTCGAGCAGCAGCTGGTTGGTACCCTTCAGGCTGCCGTCCTGGTTGCGTAGGCCGACGCCCAATTGATCGAAGGCGGCCGCCTGCTTCTTGGATCCGTTGGCGGCGGCCACGATGTTGGCGTTGAATTTCGATAGTGTGGCCGACAGGGCCTCGCCTTCGATTGAGGCGAACTTCGCCGCGTACTGCAGGCCAGCGAACTCACCGGCCGCCATGTTGGCGCGCTCGGCGAGTTCGCCGGTGATGTCCACGGCGTCGATGCTGCTGCGCACGTATTCGGTAACAGCAGCTGTTGCAATCGCGCCGGCCAACGCGGCGCCTGCTGCCTTGGCCAGCTTGGTGAGGTTGGTTAGCTGTGCGCTGGCTTCGTCGAACGCTTTCTTGGCGGTGTTCTTGCCCGCGATGATGAGCTGGGTAACGATTTTTCCGGCCATTACTTGAGTTCCTTGAGCACCGCCTCGAAGCCCTTGCGATCGGCCTGTGCGCCTCTGGCGACTATCAGGTCCAGGTGTGCGGCACTGCGGTCATCGGTGGCGATGGCCGTGCAGAAGACTTCGATTTGCGGGAGGGTGTAGTCCTGGATGCTGGCCCAGGGGTGGCCGGCGCTGATCAGTTGCTGGGCGACGTCTGCCCAGCCACGAACTTCTCCGCCTTCACCAGGGCCCGTCCGAAAAAACCGGCGTTGACCATGATGACGTGGATCATCAGCTCAACGGCGACGGCGGCCGGTAGCCTGGACAAGCCCCAGCGGCTGAGGGTGGTGCACTTCAGCAGGACGAGCTTCAGTCCCCCGGACTTCTTGGCGTACTTGTAGATCTCCTCGGTGGAGAACTGGCCAAGCATCACCAGCAGATCGGAGGCGGCCTGGCCAAAGTCCTCGAAGTGGCGCATGCGCACCGGCCGAATCAGAACCCGGCGGCGGCCAACTGTGACCGATACCGGCTCGGGGAAAAGGATCTGGATATCGCTCATGCGAGCTCCCATAAAAAAACCCGCCGAAGCGGGTTTTGTTGGTGATTCTGGTGGCTATTTCTGATTACAAGGGACCATAACTTCCCGCGCGCCGGCGACACCTCGTCGCTTTCCATCCTTGCCCACTTCCGTGTAGCTGTACGGGACCATTACCTTTTTCATGCACGGCTTGATGTACACCGGCACCGGCACTTCCACCGGCACCTCCTTGTAGACGATCTCCGGCTCAGGTGCTTTCGGCTTGGGCTTCGGCTTGGGTGCAACGTAGGTCTTGCTCGGGTCAGCCAGCTGCACAGCCGGGCCCTCGCCGCTCGGGCGGGCCGCTGCCTTCACTTCGACCTCGCCGCCCTTGGTGTCGCCGGGGCACACGTTCTGCGCAAAGGTCACCTTGCCGGCGGCGTCGGTGCACTTCACGACGGTAGCGGCCTGGGCCGCAGTGCTGCAGGCCAGGGCTGCAGCGAGTATCCAGAGACGCACAGGGCTTCCCTCCTTGGGTGGCAGATGGCTGGGAATGTATCCCCTGGGACGCATTCCCGCCACCGACCGCGTTAGGCCACGTCCTTGTTCTCGACTTCCCACTGCCACATAGAAGCTTCGTCAGCGTCGAAGATCGCCGGGTCGGACAGGAGGGTGATGGTCACCGGGATGGTGCCGAACTCTGCCCCCTGGTTGAGTGCAATGGCGCCGCCCAGGGCGATTTTCACGTAGAAGCACTGGATGCGACGAAGCTCGCCGCTCGAGCCTTCGTTGCGCTGGCCAGTCATGCAGCGGTAGAACTTCTGGCTCTGGGTGAACGGCTTGATCAAATCCACCGTCGGATAGCTGTAGGTGACCAGCACCGGCAGCTTCTTGTCGGGTCCAGACACTGCGGCAATGGCCGTAGCCAGCGGGCCACCCGGCAGGATGCGGATGCCGCCCGGCAGCACCGAATAGTCGATGTTCCGGGTGTAGGTCGTGGAACCGTCCTCGCTGGTGACCTCGTCCACATCCAGGGTGAGGTTCTTCAGCATGATCACCCGGTCGATGCGGGCGTCATGCTCCTCATCAGTCGCGGTGCCACTGGGCACGCGCTCCAGGCTGCCGTACATGGAGATCGCAGCGGCGCGCGGGCTGAAGGCCACGGCCTCGCCGCTGATGACGATTCGGCTGGTGGCGGTCACACCATCGAGATCGGGAAGGCCCAGCTTTCGCGGGTCGGGGATGGTGATCTCGGTGGTGGTCGGTTCGCCGGTCACGTTCTGGAGGATGAAGACCTCCTCGAAGTCCCAAGAGGGATACGGCGCGATGAAGAACGAGCCGCGGAACAGCTGGGTGTTGAGTTGCATGTGGGTCTCCTGGCCAGCGGCCTAGTTGTAGTCTTCGACGTAGGTCACGCCGACGGTGATAAACAGGGAGCGGGTGGTGATGCCTTTGCCGGCGGGGTTCACGAAAACCATCTGGTCCTCGTCCTCGATGAGGCCCGGCACCCTGTGTTCGGCGTCGAACCGGCCGATCCCCATGGCGCGCAGCACGTCGACGCCGGCGGCGTTCAACTCGGCCCGCGGCGTGCGGTGCGAGAAGACCGCCTCGATCTGGTAGGTCCGCACCCGGGTTGCCTGGATGAGGGCGTTACTGGTACGTCGGTCGGTGTCGACGCGGGCCACCAGGTAGGGCATGGCCTGCTTGTCAGGGATGGGATCGTCTTCTTCGAACACCTTCCGGAACTCGGTACCGAAGCCGTTCGATGGCGTGATCCGCTCAAGGCAGTCCCTCAGCTTCTGGTCCAACTCGCTGGCTTTGCTCATTTCGCTCCCCTGGTGGCGCGCTCGATTTCGCGGCGGATGCGGCGCTCGAACTCCTGCTGCAGGAACGCATTCACCCAGCGGATGGAGCCGGCGTCGGTCAGCTGCTTGAACCAGTAGGCGACGCTCACGGCCTGGGCGTTCTGCAGGGCGCGGGCGTATTGGTAGGTGGTGATCTGCGAGTTCTTGGTCTTCGGCCCGATCTTCCGGGCCTTGCTGCTGCGCGTGGACAGCGGCTGCTTGCTGCCACTGGACGGGTTGACGAAGCCGGCGGCGACCTTCTTCCCGTTCAGCCCCGCCACCCATACCCGGGCGCGGGTGGCGTCAATGGCGTCGAAGCCCCAGGACTTGTAGCGGATCACGTCCACGCCGGAGCTGGACGGGATGATTCTGGCGTTCAGCCGGCGGCTGTTGGCCCGCTTGATGGCCAGCCGCTGGCGAACCTCGGCGTCAGCGATGAAGGCGGCGATCGGCTTCAGGTAGATGTCGCGCCGGGTCCTGGTGGCAGTGGTGTTCAGGGCGCCGCGAATGATCGGTTCGACGGCCTTGCCAATGGCGGCCAGCCTGGCCCGCGCCATCTCCTCGCCGACCAGGCTGATGGACAGCTTCATGACACCTTCTCCAGCCAGAGGCCGCGGACCACGCCGTCGTCGCTATCGGCGGCCAGCCACAGCACGCAGTAGCGATCGCGGCCGACGACCAGAATGTCGTCCTGCTCAACACGGCCGGCCTCGATCAGGGCCACCTCCGCGTAGATGCGTAGCACGGGGCCTTGATCGCTGTCGGGGCTGACGTACGGCACGTCGAAGGCCAGAAAGACGCGGCAGCACTTCGGGGCCTGCCGCTGCCGGATCACCTGCCCAGGCGCGCCCATCAAATCGTCGGCGGTCACGCGCAGTTCGGCGCGGGTGCCGAGCGGGTCACGGACGCTGGTCACGTGGAAGAGCCGCTGGGCGTGGCGCAGGTAGCGGCCGATGATGATCGACGGGTTGTACCTGGCCCGGATGTCGACCCGGATCGGGTTGCGAAGCCCCGCAGGAGCAGCAGGCGCGGCGTTCTCCTGGGTGATGATCCCCACCCACACCTTGCCCAGGCAGCGCTCTTGTAGGTCGCCGTCAAGCTCAAGGAGCTCGGCGCGATGTCGAATTTCGCCGGCTCTCATCGGAAGGATCTCCGTGACCAGAGCAGCGCTTCAACGCCGAAGGGTAGCGCCGCAGTCGAGACACCCAACACAGTCGCTTCCCGGTTGTTGTACCAGTGGCCCACCAGCAGCAGGATGGCCTGCTCGACGTCCTTGGTCAGCAGCATCTGGGTGTTCAGGTCGATCGGCGGGGCGTCGGGATCGGTTGGCGCCACGACTATCACGCGATCGCAATACGACTCAACGTGCACTTTGGCCGCGTCGAGGTAGCCCTGGATCAACGCATCCTCCTCGCCGTGCTCGACCCGGAGGTGTTGCTTCACGAGCTCCAGGGCAACCATTTACTTCGACCCCTTCGACTTCTTCTCTTCCTTGGGCTCTTCCACGACCTCGGCCAGCTCCATGCCCACCAGGGCTTCGGCGATGTCGTCGCGAACACTGCACACTTCGTCAGCGTCAACCGTGCCGAGGTGATAGTGGGAGAACTGCCTCAGAGCCTTGATTTTCGTAGCCATGCGTCAATCCGGAGCGGTTACCCGCCGCGGCCTCATTGCTGTTGGTGGTCCCGCCATTCCTTACGGAGTGGGGGTGGTGAAGGCGCCGTCGATGATTGCGCTCGGACGGTAGTGAGCCAGCGCCAGGCGCTCCTCGCAGAGAACGGTCAGCATGTTCTTCA